GTACCAGCGGCTGGGGTTGTACAACAACCTGCCGTTCACCATCGACGAAGCGACCGTCATCCCACAGAAAGAGATCGGGGACTTCCTCTACTGCGTCTCGCAGGGACGGGAGAAGGCACGGCTCGACCGCAACGCTGAGGCTAAGGAGGTTCACACATGGAGCCTACCGGTCACGACATCAGCCAACAAAGCCATGGGGTCTATGCTCACTTCGGCTGGGATGGTCGCAGAGGCACAACTCTCCCGTTTGCTAGACATCAAGCTGCCTGTACACCCGCTGCTGTACGAGGGCTCCAAGACAGGTAAGGGTCTCTACAGGATCGTTACGAATTGCTACGGCCACATCGGCCCTAAGTTCATGGAGTACATCCTCACGGTTGGCGTAGATGCCGTTAAGCAGATGCTCAAAGACCACGAGGATAGGTTCAACAAACAGTACGACATCAAGTTCGGAGGGTCCGAGCGGTTCTGGGAGCAGGCCATTATCACCGCCGACTTCTGTGGCATGATCGCTGCGGAGCAGGGGTGGATTCTCTGTGACTACCGCAAGTCTACCGAGGCTGTACTGAGAGCTGTCGGTGTGTTCCGTGAGAACATCGATGAAGTCCGGGTCGATTGCTTCGACATCTTGGGTGAATACTTCAACGACAACGTCGCTGATACCATCGTGGTTAACCACATGCAGTCAACGAAAATGTCGAACCACGATCCTCACATGAGCCCACGCAACGGGATCTACATCCGGTTCGATATCTACCAGGATGCGCCTAACATGAAGGCGAAGTGCGGGACAGTCTCGATAGACCGCAAGCATCTGAGGTCATGGATCGGAGCAAATAACCACGACTACAGGGGGCTGATCTCAGACCTGATCCAAGAGGGTGTGCTGCGGGATTCCAAGGCACAGAAAGTCTCCATGGGTAAGAACACTAAGTATAGAATTCCGCAGGTATATGCACTAAAGTTTAGTCTCAAGCATCCCAAGCTGGCCAATCTGATTACCAACGCTAGGGATAACAGGAACAGGGCAGCAATCGAGCGACTGAAGGAAGACAGCGGAGCCGATGCCTAACAGCTAACAAGGACAGATACCCATGTGGAAGATACTCTTGCTGGTGTGGATCGTACCAGCACCGTTCACGGCTATGAACTACCGCTACCCGCCGACCTTGGTTAAGGCATCCGGTGTTACGTTCGAGACATACGCAGAGTGCGATAAACAACGCCGAGACTTCGAGGCCGCTTACCACAAGAGTATCGACGCCCAGCTAGAGGCTGCATTCAGGGACGGGAAACATCCCGTCCGCCACCACGCACGGGCGGTCACGCAGTGCGTGCCGCCTAAGCATGTAGTGTCTGGTCAACCTACGTAGGTTATTCTTCGTCGCCGATCATCGCGCGGATGTAGGCGTCCTCAGCCTCTCTCACGTTCTTGGGTAGCGACTTCAGTGTGCGCTGCCCAGCTGGCATACGGGCCAGCTTGAGGCGACGTTGTGCCTTCGGCAAGAAGTTCCTGATCTCCAGACCAGTACCCCTGTGGTATCTGTTCCACTCTCGGACGCTCTCCATGATACTGGATGCCCGCGCAGAGTCGTTGGATATCCGTGCTCGGACCCAGGCATTCTGGAAGTGTGACGACATCTGCCGCTGGTAGTCAGAGACGCGCTTATAGTACTTAATCATCTCATACTGCTTGGCCGCGCGCTCTGGGTAGAAGCCCCCCAGCCGCCATAGCATTTCGCTAGTGGTCACATCAGGGGCGATGACATACCCGCGCTTATCGGTGATAGCACCGTTATCTTTATACTGGTAGAGGTCGCCAAGGATACGACCGAACGTAGCTGGTGAACTACGTGCTATGTCGCTAAGGGATTTACCAGTAGAGAACGGATACGTTGCCAGATCATAACCGGTAGACACAAGCCCCAGACCTGCGGCAGCGGATGGCCCCAACACTTCGCCTACGATACGCTCCGTCGATGCGCCTGCAAGCAGCGCGGATGTGCCAGGGATGATATCGCCAACACTGAACCTCGAAGAGACATCGGCAGGAACATACTGGTTAACCAAGCCACGCAGCAGGGTGGGGGACCAGCCGGGTGCAATCTCTTCGATGTACTTAGCAGCTTCCAGACGAACGCTAGATCCCAGACCGGACTTCTGCAAGAACGTATCGACGAGATCCTCTGCGTCTTCAGCGAACGGCATCCCTGTTAGGCCAGTGAGGAGGAACAGCCCCAAGAACATCAGACCCTTACCGCCTTTGCCCAGGTTGTTGAACAACTGGATCGTTGTAAGCGGGAACGTCTTGTACATGAAGAGCAGCGACGTAATACCGTGCCGCCATGCGGCGGGCCGGTTCATGAAGGAGTATTCGCCCAGCGTTCGGTTGATCGTGGTGCGGGCAAAATCATTAGCCAGATCATAGGCGTCAGCCGCACTTTTACCAGAGGTGATCTGCTTGTTGTACTCCAGGCGGAAGGCGGTGAGTCCTGCGATCCGGCGCACCATCTCTTCAGACCGAGAGAACGGCAGCATGTAGAGGTCAACGAACTTACGAACTCGGGGGTTGGCTGCATATGTTCTGCGAGCGGCAGCGAGCACGGCGTTAGACTGGGCTGGGATCAACTGACCCGAGGCGATAGCATCACGAAGGTACTTGGCTTCTGGTATCGTCAGTCCGACCTTCGCCAATGCGGCCTTGCCCGCTTCGCTTTTCTCTGCGTTCGCTATCAGCTTATCAAAGTAGCTAACGTCGCTGTAGTCTGACGACAGGACGCGAGAAGTACCAGCTGTAAGAGTAGCATTGAACGCCTCCATAACAGCCTTCGTACCGAAGCCCCCGCCAAACCCAGTCTTAGAGTTCTGCGTCATGAGGAACGGGAGGACGTTTGTCGGCAGAGCTGCGATGTTCATCGGAGCCTGAGCGAACACCATGCCGAGCTGTAGCGTACCTGTAAGGGCCTTGATAGAAGCAGCGAACCTATTGTTGGCGAATACATCAGTCTCAAGAACGTCGTTGTTAGTCATCACATCAGCGAGTTGCCGACGTGCTTCATCGTAGTAGATGCCGCCACGGTCGGGGCGGTCACCCTCACGGTAGTCTTTGCGGAACTTACCCGGCGATCCGTCCCAGTCTTTCGCAGCAGGGTTGGCTTTCTTGTAGCGGTACAGAGCCGTCGAGAGTTCGGCCTCAAGACTCCTAGCGAGATCTTTGTTCTCTCCTGCTTTCGCGGTTTGCAGCTGCTTGTACAGGTCCATGACTTTCTTGGAGTCACCGAACCACTGGCGGCGGCTGGCCGAGTTCTCCAGGTTCATCAGCTCTTCGAGCTGCCCCCGGAACCGGTTCTTCGCAGCAACCCTAGCTTCTGTCTGGATCTTATCGGCGATGGACTGGACAGCCAGTGCTGAGTCGTAGCCCGGTGTGAACGCTGCGCGCAAGCGCTTGCGCACTGCATCCCCTTGGCGGGTAAGGCGCTTAGTAATCTCTTCGTGGACTTGCGGCGGCAGCTTGATGTTCATCAGGTCAAGCGTGCGCTTGAACTCAGTGTAGTTCTGGTACGGAGACGCCCGCTGCTCCGCAATCACCGTCGATGCCGTAGCCCGCAGCTTGAAGTTACCCCGTTGTGTCCCACCCTTGTCCGTTATGTACGGCAGCTCGAACGTCGGATCAGCGAACGAACTGTTAAGGCTGTCAGCGAAATCCATCGCCTCCTTCTCACTGGCGAATTGCGCGTATGCCAGCCGGTCCTGCACCTCCTGTGGGATGTGGATACCCTCACCCGTCTTCGGGTCGTATGCACGAACTCTAACCTCGTAACCACCTTCACGAACAATCGAGACGTGGCCTGTAGCCAAGCCCTGCTTGACGGTCTGCTCAGCCTGCCGCGCACCCTGCGTCAGCGTACCAAGAGAAGTGACTGCGCTCTGAATCGTGAACTTCTGTGCGTCTCTGTACTTAGGTGAGGTCTTCTTGAAGTCTTTAAGCAGCTTAACAAGTTCGTCCCGGTCTTTCGCATCGACCAATTCAATCTGCTC